ACGCCATTATTTGTTACTCCTGTATTGTATGCGTCATTTGTACCACCATTAGCAATACTGGTTTTTATATAGAAAGGATGACCACCTGATCTATTTTCAAAGATATAAGTATGACCTCTGCTAAGAGTTAACGTAGGGTCATTTACTGCACCTGTAAGACCTTTACCTGTAAACGTATAGTGGTTTGTACCACTAGCACCCAAGACATATCTAAGGGTGTCCTCTATAAGTCTTGATGAAACTTGTGTTAAAGGCATTAGTCAGCTTCCTCTGGTGTATTTCCTAATGATACCCATTCTAAGTATTCTTGATACATTGTATTTTCTGAATTAAAAGGTATTACACATCTGTAATTACCTAATTCCATTTTTTCTACAGCATCAGGTTCAGTTAAAAGCTTTCCATCTTTATCGTATGAATCTGTTGGTTTAATAAGTTTGTAGATTGGGTCTGTTGGGTATGCCATAATTAAAAATTAAAGTTCTGCGTCAAAATTTACAAAAGATTGACCATTGTTTGAATCGTGAGAAAAGTGTGCAGATAGTCTAAACGCTTCCCCTGCTCTACTTGAAGGGCAAGCACAAGTTATACTTGCACTTTGCAAAGTTGTTTTACCTGAGTCAATTCCAATTTGATGAGTATAAGCAGCAGTATTACTGAGCAATGTTTGATACATATAAGCACCAGATGACCCCGAAAGTGCAACTAAAGAAGGTTGTGTTCTCATAGATACAGGAAAAAATGCGTTTGCATATCCAGTACCAGAATAATAAATCATTCCAGTACCTATAGTTTCGTATCTAACAGGGCCACAAAGAGCGAAGAAGTATCGTTGGCACTTTCTTAAAGTAGTACCATAGTCTTCGTGAGCATAGTCAGTAGCGGTAGATCCCACTTCCAATTGAACTCCTGTAAGATGCCAGTAATTATTGCCATTGTCCCATAAGTTGATTTGGTTAGTAGATGCTCTGTAACTTCCACCACTTGTCCAAGTTGAAGAAGGAGAAAGCATTACATCACTATTGGCACATAAAAACCATGCTAAATACAAACCTACAGTATTGTCATTAGGAATAGCATCTGCTGTATTACCGACTATTGTTATTGTTTTCTTTTCCCAAGTATCTGCTGAACTTATTGTGTAGTCAAATAAAACGTGTTTTCCTTCTTGTATTACTTGAACAGAATATGTACCAGTTTTGTTTGAATATACCCAAAAAGAAAGAGTCATTGTTTTAGCACTACTTGTACCATAGCCAAGATGCTGTAAATCTTGTCCTTCTATACGTGTTCCTATATTAGAAGCTTGACCAGAACTCGGTGTTTCTGTATTTCCTATATCGACTTTTAAACTTTTAGTAAATCCTTCACTACTCGGTGCTGTCGATGAATGGAGAACTTTGGCACTATCAGTATCAAAAGAATTACTATTAGTTATTTTCCATCTATCTAAAGTATAGATTGAACCTGTTACAGGGTTAAATGATCCAGCAGTTTGATGATTAGTTCCACGAACATTTACTTGCATAGCCCCATTAATCAAAAGATTTCTAGCTTGCCCTGCACTAGCAATACCAGTAAGATTTGCACCACTAATTGCGGGTAATGTAGCAGGGAATCTAGCATCTGGGATTGTACCTGATGTTAAATTGGCTGCACTTAATGCTGTAAGATCCTTGGCTGTGTTAGCTGCTATAGCTGAGTTTATAGAGTTAGCTAATTTATTAGCGTCAACCGCATCATCAGCAATATGGGCTGTATCTATAGAACCATCTACATAGTGTTCTGAATTTATAGAATCGTCAGCTATATTATCTCCATCTACACAATCATTTGATAAATGTGCATGGTCAATACTTGCATCAACGTAGTGTTCTGAATTAATAGAATCGTCAGCTATCTTGCTTCCATCTACTGCGTCAGCACCTAACTTAGAATTTATAACTGAACCATTTTGTAATATTGCTGAAGTAACTGTGTTGTTACTTGGAGTTCCAATATTTACAGTAGAACCCATTACTACTGCGTGATAGCTTGCACCAATTGCAGGTGCAGCAGCTAACTTAACTGTACTGCCATCTAAAGCAAAACCTTCAGACGGAGTAGATGTACCACTATTAGGTTTTTGTAAAACACCTTCTATTATTAATAAAATTTGTTGAACATTTGTAGGTGCATTGGTAATAGTAAAGTCTGTTGTAGTGCCATCAAATGCAGGGCTAAGTGTAGATATAAAGAAATTACCTATACTTTGTACTTCTTCCCACGCACTATTAGTTCCGTTATACACAAGCATTTTGCCTGTACTTGTGTTAAAAAATAAATCTCCGTTATCTAAACTGGTTGTAGGATTAGAAGAACCTACTCTATATCTTTCTGCAAAATCATTTATATCTCCACTAAGGCTAACAAGGTCACTTTCTGCAAGTGTAGCTTTATGATAATTATAAATCTGTCCACTACCTGTAGAAGTAACAATAAATCTTATGCCAGTAGCTATTGTCGAACTATGAAAATTAGAAGGTATATTATTTATTGTGACAGTAGTTCCGTTTAATGTTCTAGCTGTTGTACTTACACCACTACTATTAACAACTAACCCTGCTGCGTCAGCAATACTTATAGACACACCATTAGGTGCTTGTGTATTAGGAAATGATAATTCATTAGTTATAGACTCAAAACCACCAATATCATCTAACTGACCAGTTACATAATCTACAACAGCACCAGAGGTAGGAAACTTTGTATCATCATCAGTTATAGTGGTTTGCTTTGCCATGCCATCTATCTGGTTTAGATCGGCTATATCAGCAGTCAAAGCTGTGCTGTCAGCTAATTTAGAAGCTGTACCTGATTGCATACCTGCTAAAGTTGTTAGCTCTGCATCTGCTATTTTGTCATTAGTAACAGCGTTATTTGCAAGTTTAGCTGACGTAATTTGTGCATTACCTATTTTTGCTTCTGTAATTGCTGTATCAGCTATTTTTGCAGTCTGTACTGCGTCATCTGCTATCTTGGCTGTTTGTACTGAATTACTAGCTAATTTTGCTGCGGTTACGTTACTGTTTACTATCTTTGCTTCTACTACAGAATCAGTACCTAATTTTGTAGATGTAACAGAACCATCTTGTAATTTAGCTGCTGTAATTTGAGCATCAGCTATATGTGCAGTATCAATAGATCCGTCTACATAATGCTCTGAATTAATAGAATCATCAGCTATCTTGCTTCCGTTTACTGCGTCTGTTGCAATCTTAGCTGTATTAATAACACCATCTGGAAGTTTATCTACAATAACTGCATTGTCAGCGATTTTAGTTTGCGTAATAGCATTTGTCGCAATCTTAGTTTCTGTAACTTGCCCTGATCCAATTTTATCTGCATTAATTGCATTATTCGCAATGTGAGTAGGATCTAAAGGACTACCTGCTATAAGACTTTTTATTTCTGATATTGTTTGATCTGCGGTTGCTCCTTCCTCTATACCTGATAATTTATCTGTAATCTCTTGTTGAGCAAATATTACTTGATCGCTGTTTGTATCTAAATCTGCTTCTGTTAAAACACTACCATCTGAAAAATCTACCTTCTTAGCACTTATATCTGTATCTCTTTGAAACTTTATAGCAGCACCATTAGCAGGGGTGTTACCAGAAGTAAAGGTTACTGTAGATCCGCTAATTGTATAATGTGTAGTTATGGTTTTTAGTACACCTGCAACAGTAACATCAATTTCACTATCAGCTAAAAATGAAAATGATATAGCAAAAGCATTTGTACTTCCATTTCCTGTATGTGTGACTGAAGTTGTTGCGGTGTTAGTAGCCATGATTAGTTAGATAGATTTCTTAAGTACTTGTCAGAGTAATCTATTTGAATACCAGACTTATAATCCATTATACGGTCTTGTTCATTTGATGAAAAGTTGTTGTCAATATATTCTTGTTCTGCTATTCCAATATAAGTTTTGTTTATGTATGTAAGTTCACCAAAAATAGCGTTAGCTGCTATTGCACCTGCCTGACTATTTAAACCTTCCTCGTCAATAATTCTTTTATTTTGTAAATAGTCATCTGATTTTAAATAGCTATTCATGCTTTGTAGTATAGTGCCTTCTCCAAATCCAACATCAACTTCTAAAGTATTTATTCTTATTTTTAAAGCATTGTAACCATTTGTATCTAACCTTATTGGTACAAAATCTTCTTTACTAAAGTCACCTGTTATAAATTCACTAGGTTCTTGTATTCTTTTTCCTATTTGAGCTAGTGCTGTCCATATAGGTTGGTTTGCACTTTTTGTTGTAACACTTATACCGAATACATTACCTCCTATTCTGTTTGGAAACTCGATTGGTTCATTTGTTATATGTTCCACATCAAATGGTATGTCAGCACCTATTCCATATTTTGCTGTAAATTGATTCAAAATAGCACGATTAAGAATAGCACCACCACCACTTTTTTCGTACTGAGGGTCAGTAGGATCGCCTGTTTTTAAAACATCACCAGCTCTTACTTTTGTATCTGGTCGTTGTTGATTTACTCTAAATGGACCGAAGTTACCTTTTATATCTTTTATTTCTTTATGACTAAATCCCATGACTCTTAATATGTCATTAGGGTATCTTCTTAAATCTGACACTAAACCAGAGAAAGGTAAACGAGAAGCAATCTGTCTACCTACAAAATCTCCTACTTTTCTCATTCTGTAGTTTTTAACCGCATCACCACTAGAATCTGTAGGAGCTGTAGCATCACGAAAAATATTTACAAATTCTTCAAACTGTGAAGTCCATGTATCGTTATACATATTTTGTACTACAGATGCAATTAAACCTGTAGTTAAATCGTCATAAGGTTTACCATTAAACATACCTAGAGAGTTTGTAACATCTACAATAGTTTTTATAGTTCCCGAAAGAGGTTCTAGCCAACCTTCATACGAATCATATCTGTAAACAGGTTTACCATCTTCACCTATTTTTGGTTCACCATTTTCGTCATACTGCAATCTACCAACACTATATGGTCTCCATTTGTTTTTATATTTATTAATCCACATAGCTTTACCTTGTTCTTTACCAAAATCAGGACCACCACCTGTCAATATGATTGGAGGTATAAAGGTAGGGTCTTGCATTAACATATTTGCACCTACAGCAAAACCGCCAATAGTTGTTACTACAGATATTGCATGGTTAATATCTCCAATAGCTAAAGCTCTTACCTTTGGATCTGGACTATTTAACTGTTTTGATAATTGAGGTATAAAAATTTCACTCATAGGATTTAGATTTTTACTACCTATAGCTGGTACATTTTTAATACGACCACCACTAAGAAAATTTGCAGTTTTATTAAAAGTTATTGGTTGCATAGTAACAGGATTAACTATTGGTACAAATAAAGGATTATTACGGTAGTTAGCTTCTTTAAGGTTTGTAGGAGTTCTTGTAAAAGAAAGCATAAATCTAATTAAAGGATATTTATTTGCTTTATCGTCAGCATATTTAGAGATACCTCCAAACGGACCAGTAGTATCTATTTCTTGTGTAAAGGTTGAAAATTTAGCTTGTTTCTTTGCATGAATTAAAAATCTTTTTGTTAAATCATCTAATTTTTTATTACCATTTTGTGCATACCACTCAAGTATTGCCATCTTATGTTTGTTGATAAATTTATTTATTTCATCACTTGGTAATCCTTGTCTCTTAGCTTCTATAAAAGCCATATAAGTAACATCTGCTATAAGGTTTGGAGCCTGTACCATAGCGTCAGTAGCGGTCATGTTTCTACCAGAAAATCTAACAGCCCTTCCTGTATTGTTAATTACTGCACCACTAGCTCCACCTGCATCAGTTTTAATTGCAAATTTGTTTTCAAACTTTCTATTACCTATGTTTATAAAGTTATCTTCTAGCTTCATAGATTTTTTATAAGCTGTTCTCATAAAATGATAGTTACTATGTAACGCTGCAAAATGTCTCATAGCAGCTTCAAAGGCTTCTGGATTTCTTGCACCATAAAATAGTTTTAGTTGTCTATGGTATGTGTTAAGTGTTGCAGAGATAAGGTTTGCAGTATTAGTACCAAATCTAAACAACATACCGTTAATACCTACTTCGTTAACCATTCTCATACCTTTATTAAAAGCACCGTCATCCTGTAGTTTGAAAGCATTAACCTTAGTAAGACCAAATAATGTTTCTGGCTCTCCGTCTGCTACTTGTATCATCTTGCCAATTCTATATAATTCTGAATAATCTCCTGTTTGTTTAGCTAGTTCTAAATGTCTTGCCAAGTCTTTCTTTAAATCTTCTGCACTAAAAGCTACTTCGTCTAAAGTATTTGCAAACTTTTCTTCATTAAAAGATTTTGTTTGTGGTGTCTCGTCAGCCATATATTCTGCTGCTGTTTTTCCACCCATATTTTTTTTCACTTTTATGTTTAATTTTTCTAAAGTTTGTCCAGCTCTACTTGCAGGTACTAAATAATTAGTTAACCATTTTTTCATGTCATCTATTTTGTTTGCCAAATCAACTATGGCTACTTCTACTGCTTCTGGATTCTTACTATTTAAAGCTTTGAGATATGCGTTATTAGCGTTATTAAGATTTTCTGCTGACATAACTGCTGTTATTGCTAAAGCAGCATTAACTTCTTTTTGTTTTGTAATACCATGAAAGTTTTCTATCTTTTGTGCTTCACTTTCTATTAATTTTGTTTTTGATAATTCAATAATTTTTTTAGAAAAATCTTTTTGATCTGGGTCAAATAACATTAAAGCTTTGATTAATGTTTCTTGATCTGTTTCTGATTCAAGACTACTCCAACCTTTACTTTTTAAAGCTTTAACTAAGTTTTTAAAGTTTGTAATATTAGGCTCATCAACATATTTAAGTAATACTGTTTGCGTTGGATTAAGATTTTTGTCTCCCAACTCAGGTGCAGAAAAGTCTTTAGAGTTCGCTTTTACAAACGCTTGATCTGTTGGTACATCTATTTTTAATCCAGCAGTACCTTCTCCTAATGCTTTAAAAGAACCTGTCTTATCTTTAACTATATTTTTAATTTTTTCATGTATATTATCTCCATATTTTTTTACTGCACTTACGCTTATACCTTGTTCTTCAAGTAATTTTGTTAATCTTTCTTGTGTTCTTATTTGACTTTCTGTTGGTTTTCTTTTAAAAAATCTTTGACTTCTCAATATATATGCAACTTTATCTATATCAGAATTAAAGTTTAACTGAACATTTCCGTACCTCGGAGACATTTTGACAAAACCTTTTGGTAAAACAAAATTACCTATATTTACTTCTCCTATGTTGTATTTCGTTTTTGTTTTATTATCTATAGATTCATCTAGGTTTTTTGTTTCAGGTTCTACTTGACCATCTACCATTTTTATTTTATTAGCTTCAAGATCATCACCATCTACAGTTGCTTTTTTTGTTGGGTTGTCATCAACAGCTTTTTTAAATTTATTAAGAACTGAAAAAATCTTATCTAATTTCTTTTTATCATTTTTTGTAATAAGCTTATTTATTTCATCAGCATTTTTATCAGCAAATTTATTCATATATTTTTCTAATCCATTCATAGCACCTTTAAAACTTGCACCAAAAGTACCTCCCAAACCTATAGATTGTAAATATTCTTGTACGCTAGGAAATCTTTTTTCATCTATTAAAGTTCTAATTGTTAATTCTGTACCTGCCAAAGTACCACCAAAAATACCTGATTGCCTTATACCTTTCCAACCTTTAGCTGTAGAACCAAAAGGTATAGCTTGCACTACAGAAGCAGCAAAAGCTTCTCCATAATTTATCTGTCCACCAAAACCTACTTTTGCTTTATCACCTAATCTTGCTTTTTGTGCAGCAATATTTAATTCCCAACCAACACCAAAATTAATAACAACATTAGCTGTAACACCCCAAGGACCCATACCTAGCAATGGTGCAGTAGCAACATCAGTAGCCAAACCTCCACCGATCTCTAACCCAAGACCTTGTACTTGTCTAACCCAAGGTTTTAAATTATTTCTATCTGGGTTTTCCCACTCAATACCTTTCTCGTCATACTCAGCTATAACTTTATTTAATCCGTTTTGAAATTCTTCGCTGTCAACTACATTTAAAGGAATACCATCATTTAAAAAATCAAAAAATTTAATTCCTGTATGTTTTTCAAATATGGTTTGTGCTTCTATTCTTTGTTTTGGTCTCTTTGTATTACGCAAGATATATTCTTTGTACCCAATAAAGTTCAAAGCTCCGTCACTTATATGACTATTTATTTGTTCTTTTGCTTTTTCATTATTAGCTTCACTTTGTAAATATAAAGAAGTTAATTCTTGTGAAGGGTCAAACATATTTTCTTTATAGAAAGAAAAATTACCACCATCATCTGATTCATCATCATCATTAAACATGGTAAATTCGTCATCTTTAAATAAAGAGTTATAAGTATCTTTCATGCTTATATCTTCGTTCCAATCAAAATAACTATTTACTTGTGTATTATTTGCACCTGTAGTCTCTGGTTCATACGCAACATTATTATCAAACTTGATAAATGTATTATCAAAAGGGTCAAGTACTATTGGCTCTGGTCCTTGATTTGTTTCTACTTCTTTCTCAATTTCTTGAGTATTTTCTTCGTTAATTTCAGTAGCCATGTTAATTAATTACTTTTGAACCTGTTGGATCTATATTCCATAGAATATCAATTACTCGTTTCAATGTCTCTTCATTCTCTTTAATTGGTGCTTTTTCTAATAATTGTTCTTTAGTTGTTACCCCTGCATCTTTTAATCCAACATATTGATAAGGTCTAAGCATTTCTGTAATTATATCTGTTGAATAAACACCATAAGGATATTCCCTTACACCTAGTCTAGCTCTAGCTACTCTTGCAAGAACTGATTGCATTACCCCAATAATGTCATCTTCACTACTTAGTATTGCTTCGGTAAGAACCATTTGTGCTATTGCATATTTAGCTTCTACATTTTCTTTTGAATTATTCATAACTAAATCAGTATATATTTCTTTAACTTTATTTATTACTTCTTTAGATGACTTGTCTGCATAAGCGTGACTATACCCATCTTTTTCAATTTTAGTTATAAAGTTTTTATCAGTTTCTAAATTACTACCTCTTCCACCACTACCGTATGAAACAGCACCGTTAAATTTATCAAATCTATCTGTCATTAATTTCGTGTTGTTTACTAATAAACCTTTTCCTCTGTCCATATCTTCCCCTGCTTCATTAGGAATTATTGCACCACCTTCCCCTGCTAATTGTTTAGTATCAGTAGTTAAACCTTCACCAATCTCTAATGAAGGAGGTGTTGTTGTTGTATTAGATACTGGCACAAATCCACTATCTGTAGTGTTCATGCTAACTTCGTCTGTAAATAAATTTTTAATCCAACCTTTGAATCCACCGCTTTCGTTTTTACTATCTGTTTTTTCTGGAATAATATCAACCTTTACACCATCATCTATTCTATAAAAATTACCATCATCATTTTCTTCTATTCTGCCTTTTTCAAGTAATTTATCAAATTCTTGTTGCGATACTTTTATTGGTTTTTTATCCTTACCTTCGTCTATAAGATCAAGACCTAATTCTTCTTGTGCTTTAAACCATAGACCGTTTTCTTTTAATTTATAAGTCTTAAGTGTCTTGTTGTTATTTAGTCGTAAGATGTCTTTTCTATAATTATTTAAAGCTTCTTCCATTTGAGTTTGAAAATCTTCTGGATCTATAGCTTCTTTTGAAATTCTTCTAATTTCTTTATTTAAAAATTGTGTTGTATCAGAAAAATAAAGTTCTACATCAGTTCTTTTTCTCCAAGGATTTATTTGATTATTACCACCTAATAAATCTTTACTATCTTCTATTAATTCTTTTATTCTTGGTCTGTATATACCTAATCTATCTTTACCTAAATGAGTTGTAATCATTTTTTTTAAAGCTGTTAATTCTGTAGTATCTTCTTCTGTTACTGTTTTTCCAAGACTAGCTTTAAATTTTCTTAACTCATTTAACGCTTGCAACGGACTAGCAAAATTTCTGTTTATTATTTTTGTAGCAAAGTCTTGATAAAACTCATCACGAGATATGTCTAAATCTTCTATAACGTCTAAAAATACATCTGGATTATCTTTGTAAATTATTGCCAAGCTATTTAAAGCATCTGTATTACGAACTGATACTCCATCTTCCCCATCTGTTGTAAATTCAAAATCTTCTAAAGCTTTTTCAATTTGTGGTTTTATTAGTTTTTCTATTTTCTTTTCTTTAAAAGTATCGTAATTATTTTCAGCAGTAACCATACGAGACATCATAGTATTCCAATCTTTACCAAGGTATTTTATTAAACTATCTTGAATTTCTGTACCATCTTCTAGTGTTATTTTGGGTCCTACTTTTACTTGACCAATAACATTTTTAAAATTTCTTACTGCAACAACTCCACTTTTGTTTTTCTTTAAATTAATATCAAAAATTATTTCTGCTAAGTGCATAGCATTTTTTGTCATACCTGTAGGACTAACAGTAGATGTAGCTCCTAATGAATCTAAAAGTTCTACCTCTGCATTTATATTTGTTAAAGCCTTATTAAGTTTAGACTCAGGATTATTTATATCTATATCTTCTAATTTATTAAAATCTATTGTTGAAAAATTTGCTAAAACTGTATCTGTAAAACTGCTGTTCTGTAAATTAGAAACAAATTCTTGATTATTTTTTTCTTGATTAACGTATGCTTTTTTTACTGCTACTGCTGCTTCGGTCATAAAATAATTATTAACAAACTCAGGTCTAATTCCTTTTAAATCAGCTCTTTTTTCTGCATGAAATTCATTAATAGAATTTTTAAATTCATTTGAATTAACATCAAATTCTTTTAAAGGTACTTGTCTTACACTTCCATCTTCACCTTTTACTTCTATTAATTTAGTATTTAAAAAATTATTTAATTTTCCTTCTTGTGATAATCCATGATTTATTGCTAATCGTTTTTCAATACCAGCTCTAACAAACATATTTTTACTTAATACTTCTTTGGCTACACCTTTATCTTGAGTTTTTAAAGCATCAGTAATTTCTTTAAGTCTTTGTGGTGAAGACATCAATACTTCTAATTCACCTTGTAAGACTCCTTTTTGTTTTTCTTCGTCAATAACATTACCAAAATATCTTTGAAGGTCTGGATTATTATTTTTTAAAGCTCTTGCAACACCCATAATTCCTGTCTCTGGCAAAACCGAAACAGGATTAAAGTAAGTATTTACAGCTTCATCATATATATTTGTAGCTGCTGTGCTTTTGAAATTGCTGTCTGTCATAATTTATGCAATTTTAGTTGCTGCGGTAAAACTGTTAAGACCACCTGTACCTATCTGTAGCACCGTTTCAGCTAAAGTAGGTATAGCGTTATAGGCTTCATTTATATTACTTTGTATTTGATTTCTACGGTCCATAAATGTTGCTTCCGTTGCATCAATCTTCCTTAAATATTGCCTTCTATAAGACTCCATAGTTTGATTTATTGATTCGTTAAAGTTAGCTCCTTGTAATCCTTGGTCTCTTAGCAGTAGTGCGACAGTAGTACCAGATTGTTCTGAAGCTCTTATAGATGACATAGCTTGTAAAGTTCTTATATTGTTAGCAAATTTATTTTGTGCTTCTGCTTTTTCTTTAGCTTCTTTTTGTTCAGCTAAAGCCATTTGTTGTTGTCTCTTATCATTCTCAGCATTTTTAAAAGCTATCTGTCCTTGTTGTGCTGTTTGTTTAGCTTTTGATCTAGCAGCCATACTACCAGCTACAGCATTAGCAGCAGTAAGACCCAATCCAACATTGAAAGCTAAAGCTGCTTTACCTGTTAATCCTATTGCAGCAGCAAGACACATTTAGGCAATCCTCAAAAATTCGTAAAAAGGTTTTTGTTCTTTACCATACTCTTTATGATAGTTTACAAAAGTAAATCCAAGAGCTTTTAACCACTTTATAGCAGAAGTGTTCTCTGCATATACATAATTATAAAGTATTTTATAAGACTCAAGTAGATTATCAACCCATATTCTGCCTTGTCTTATTAATTGTATTCTATATTTTTTATTAGAATATAAATCATCAGTAGCAACACACCATATACAACCATCATTTATAACACCACATAATCCTATTGGTTGGTCGTTGTCATCTGCAATCGCCATATTTACTTGACTACCTAAAAACGTATAACTTAAAGCTTCTTCTGGATCTAAACCTGTTTGATATTTTGCTTCTATTTTATCCATAACTCTCATATTACCTACAACATATTTAAAGTCTTTTAGATTAGCTTTTCTTAAATATCCCATTTACATTCTTCTACCTTTCATGTGAAATATTCCTTCGTATTCTGCACTAGCAATTCGTGTCGGTAAAAATGTACTGTTCTTAATATCAATATTAACTCTATCTGATTTACTCATAACAGGTACTTTAAAAGTTCCAGTATCTAAATTAATTTCACCAATAACACTAGAGTTAGAACCTAGTAATCTACCACTAAATTTATGAATACTTGTATCTCTATTCTCAGGAGTTACTTCTACTTGAAAGAAAGATGAATCTTCATACTTGATATAAAAATGATGTATTTGTAATCTGCCACTTAACAGTTCACTTGATCCTTGTTGTGAAGTTAATCTTTGCTTACTAAACCTATAGTGCATTTCAAAAGGTTCCCCAATAATAAATTTACTATTTCTGTAATCACCGCTAATAGTTATTGTACTTGTACTACCATCTACAGCATTTGCAGTTTGTAAGACTTGACCTGACTTTAATGATTTTGTATTGCCTTGTGTATCTACAAAAGTGCTTGTTTCATTAGAAGCTAAATACCTGCCTACTACTGTCATCTTTTTTCTTAGTCGATATGGCACAGTAAATGTAGATACATCAGTACCAGAGTTATATGCTACAGATACACCTGTAGTTGCTTCAGTTACTTTATGGTCTAGGTAAAATTCAAATTCAGAATTAGGTTCTCTAAAATCTGTTTCAAATGGTATTTTTTCAAGAGTAACTTTATTATCTTCTTCTATTACTGCAAATAAATCAGTACCAATAAAATCAATATTTAAAAATTTTCTATTGGAATTTATTGTAAAAGTAAACCAAGCATTTAAAACTTTAGAAAAATTTTCACCATATAACCATCTGTTTAGATATAACTTATTAGGATTATCTGAACCTAGTAAAGCCAATACATCTTGGTTATTAGATACAGCCATTTTAAAAATATCACTTGGTATTAATTTTGGTACATGAATTGTTGTGTTAGCAGCATCTTTAATTTGACTATCACCTTGAGTTATATATTCTCGAATACCAGCAAAAGAACCTTTTTTAGTAAGAAAGTAAATCGAACTACCAGAACCAACAGGTGCAGCAGCAGCACTACTTTCAAATTCTGTTGCTACAAGTACGTTTGCTGATTTTGGTGTTAGGTTATCGGCTGAACTTGTTAAGGTAAATTGTGTTTGTTCAGAAAATAAGATCAACCTTTCACCCATAGTTACTGCGTGTTTTAAAATAGCTACTTTTGTATGTGAAGCAGCAACATCTATAGGTTCACTATCTAAAACAGATATAACTGTTTCTGGAAAGAAATTAAAAAACTTAGATACTTCAGAAAGAATTACATTATCACCTGCTAAGAAACCTAATCTGTTTCTAAAAAAGAAAACATTATTTATATTTCTACCTATAAAAGAAGGGTCGGGTGCAGATTCAAGATCACCAGCAGTACGTTCACCCCATTTAGGTAAAGTATAATTTGTTGTTGAACCTCCAACAGTAACGCTATAAGTATCTCCATCTACCCTTGCAAATCTAAAATGACCATCTGCCTGACGTACTAAAACGTGTGGCATAGTATCGTAATTAAATTTAAAATTTATACCATCTTCAACAGTTTCTTCCCATTGTCCTTCTTCAAAAGCACCACCATTATTAGTAACAAATTTAACGTAATAGTTATCAAAGTTTGTTTCGTCATCACCTTTTACTTCTACTACATAACCATTAGGAGAGACAGTTGGTAGATCAGTAAACCTTTGAACTGAATCTTTTATTATTGTCATCTTTGTATCACCTTGAGTATCACTACCGTCTATTGAAAAATTAGACCCATCATTCTTTTTAATATGTAATACTGGTCCATTTCTCGCTATCGTAAAACCACTCAATCCAGAGTCAAGACCAGATTTTATATCGGTAGCTATAGTATCAGTTGATAGTGGATTATCGCCAGAAGTATTATCTGTAACTGTAACCCCATCAACGGTGACGGTATAAGAAGTATTTGCTACAGCTTGGTTTATAAACACAATAGCTTGCGTATCTGTGCCAGCAGATAAGGCAGAATCCATAGCTGTTGTAATACTTGTATTTACAACAAAAGTGTAATCAGCAATAGTAACTGTTTTAATTACACTTCTAGGACTTGAGGTGTTTAGATAAGTTGTACCATCAGGTTTGTTTACTGTCTTTTCTGTACCATCTAATTCAAAAACCTTGACATTACCATTACTAAATACTGCTACATATTGTTCACTTGTATCTCTATTTATAGTTTGTATATGAACATTACCTAAAGGACTACTAGATAATGATGTTAAATAATTTAGTCCAGACCTTTTAGTAAGACCTAGAACTGGATTACTGTCTGCATTATCTTGTATGTCTGCGTGATCTGCCTGTTTTAAAGAGTCAGAAGATTGCGATACACCTCTTAATAAAGTAGGTATAGCTCTTGAAATTAATGGCATAATTATCTAATAAGTCCATTTGCAGGGCTGTAAGTACCGAATACAGTTGTTAGTGAAGGGTCTCCTCTCAGCATATTGTGATCTCCATTAGATAAGTCTGTTTCTGTTAATGTTACTCTTGCTCTTATCTCGTCTTCTTTTGTATAAGTTCTTAGTCCTTGGTCACTAACAAGTCTATCTACAAAAATTCTTGCAGCTCTTATATTAATGTAACTTCTTGCTTGTTCTGGTATTTCTTCAAAATCTCTAAAGTAAACAACAGTACAAATTAAATCATCATCAAATTCAAAAGTATTATTTAACCTGTCATATAATTTTAATCCTCTTTGTATTGGGTCTATATCTGGGTGTTGATGTATGTTTGCATCAATCCTTAAAACATCTATAGGTAAAGCAATTTGTTTAGAAGCATTTGGAGTAAAGGTAACATCTATCTCGGTGTTAAAACTCCAACCTTCAGCTTGTACTGATTTATTTATTTCTACTAAAGTTGATTGAGCAATCTTTACATCTACAGGAAGCGAACCTGTAAGTGTATTTACAGGTGCTTCACCTATAGCAGCAAGCATTATGTTAATTGCTTCAAGTTCTGTGGTTGCAGCTATAGCCATGATTTAATACTTTTTCTTAGTAAGTTTTAAAGAATCCCTAGAGTTCATTTTTTTAGGTTTCTTTTTGTTTTTTGTCTTTTTTATATTGTAGGCTTTTCCTTCGGGCATAATAAAAAAAGGGTATCTATTAATAAGATACCCTATAAATTGAAATTAAGAAGCAGATAACTTAATAGTAGCTGCACATTC